CCATTCCTTAATAGACTGAGAATAACTCTAATCTCTATTAAGTTTCCTTAGCAATTCAAGATAGACCGAAGCCTATCTCGCCTTACCACTGAAACTTAACAGTTTTAGAAAGGAAGGTTTCTAGCCGATGTCCGCTTTTTGACATCAAACTAGCTAGTAACTCTAACGAGTTGCCTAGTTGCCCGATTTAAAGAAATTTCATTTATAGAAATTCCTGTTGTGTTCCAAAAGGAACCTTCAGTCCGATAATCAATAAAGTCACGTTATAAATAACGGACTCTAATTTTCTCAAACTTGGGATCCTTTTGTAGTAAGAACAGTGTATCTTCTATAAAATGTTGCTCACGTCTATCAACAAATCATCCTTTTTCCTCTCTTTTAACAACTTCATCTTTGACGACTTTTGATCGTTTCAAGAACTGAAGAGTCTTAAGAGGAGAATCAATTTTGACTTTTGATAGTTCCAATCCAGCTGATTTTAGATTAGCTCTTTCTCAAAGAGATAAGACTTCTAAAAGTCTATCAAATTTTGAATTTACTAAAACTAAATCTTCTAGAGTGGATTTATCCTTATCCACTGACCCAGTTTCATAGAACTCTAAGTCTCCTAAGAGACCTTGAGCTCAATACCGAATCATAAAGTAAAGATCTTGAAGAACAGAGAACTCAGGTGATAAATCTTCACCACGAATTAACTGATTTCAAAAAATCTCCTTATGACCAGTAGGTATTACTCCTGGCAGTAAAACATCACAAAGTGAGTCTGTCAATCTCCGACGAATTTGTTCCTCGGTACCCAATCGAAGCTTTAACTCAGTTATACGCTTTAAAAGGGTAATATTATATCAGTCCTCATCGCCCTCTGCAATCTTATCGATAACTCGATCAGATCTCAAAGGCAATGGAAGACCTCTATATATCGCAGTAATTAATTTAAGTGCATACTCTTTATTAATGAAAAGAGATGCATCCTTTAATATACTACGCCTTGGAGAATCCATCGGTTGCAAGAGCGTTTTTAACAGCTCTCGCAGCGAGATCTTTCCCGAATTAGAGAACATGGATAAAAGAGACAATAACGAAAGTTTAATTGCTCCTAAATCCATTATCCCCTTCCTTGTTATTCTTTCCGAATAACGAAGAACATGTTTTATATCCATTTTTAACAATAATGAATAGAGTATATTTACTCTACCCATAAAGTTATTTTGAGATATAAACATCTTTCAGGAAATAGCGGATACAAACTTCCCATTTAAAGAAGAGACCTTCGCAAACTCGAAAGACTTATTCTTAGCGACAACACTTTTGGAAAGGTTAACACCTACTCCATAGGAAGTCATAAGACGTAAGTATTCGGTTGCAATGTCCTCTTCAAACAGGACTATATCATCACCTAACACTTCATACTCACTATATCAAAACGGTCCGGATGGATTCCGGATATTCTGATAAGCAAGTTGAACTATTAAATGATGAGTTAAGGCTAGCATGGCTCAGCTCGAAAGAGCTCCCATTGGCTGTCCTACTTCATACTTGACTTCATGGTCTCCGTATTTCTTATCAGAAAGACGGTAAACACGTGAAACAAGTAAATCCTTCCAAGCTTCTGCAGCTTCTTGTCCGATAAGGACAGACAAGATAGAAACCTGTAGAGATATAGGTAACCGATCGGTCGCTGCAGACAGATCATATCCAAATGATCTTCCATACTTTTCAGCAAGGAGTTGAGCACGTTTTACGGCCTCTCCTTGATCAAATGTGGCGTCATTCGGAAGGGATCTCAGGAAAGCGAATATCATCTCATGTAATGGTTTAAGACACGATTGTGTCCAAACATCAACAAGAGCGAATACTCTAACTTTACCTGCTGCCTCTTCTTTGATGGCCAATTGCCCCATAGAATAATAGTCCTTCTCGGTTGAGTGACCTTTAGTAAAAGGGTTTTCTTGAATCAATTTAAACATTAAAAAAAGTTTATCTTGACCAATAGA